AATATGTTAATAACACCTGGTGTTATTCATAACTTACATCCAAAGATTACAAATCATGCAATACAAAAGTGTGAAGAACGTGGTGATGCATTCTATGTATTTGATTGTGGTATTCAAGGTGGTTCTATAGCAGATGCTACCGCAGCAATTGCCGCACTTGATACAAACTACGCAGCAACTTATTACCCTTGGGTAAAAATTGTTGATAGGAATACAGCACTTCCAGTTTGGGTCCCACCTTCTTGTGTCTTACCTGGTGTAATAGCATTTACAGACCAAGTAGCACACGAATGGTTCGCACCTGCAGGTTTGAATCGTGGTGGTTTAACAACTGTACTTGAAGCACAAACAAGATTGACTCATGACGAAAGAGATGAACTCTATGAAGCACGAGTTAATCCAATCGCTTCATTCCCAGGTCAAGGTGTAGTAGTTTGGGGACAAAAGACCTTACAAGGTCGTCCATCAGCACTTGATAGGGTGAATGTACGAAGATTGTTAATTAAACTGAAGAAGTTTATCGCTTCGTCAAGTAGATACTTAGTCTTTGAACAGAACACAGCAGCAACAAGAAATCGTTTCTTGAACATTGTGAATCCGTTCTTAGAATCAGTACAATCTAATAGTGGTCTATCAGCATTTAAGGTAGTTATGGATGATTCCAATAACACACCTGATGTGATTGATAGAAATCAACTTATTGGTCAGATATTTATCCAACCAACGAGAACCGCAGAGTTTATCGTACTTGACTTCGTGGTACTTCCAACGGGAGCAACTTTCCCAGCGTAAGTTTAATCACATAGATTAAAAAATGAAAAACCCCTCTTTTTTGAGGGGTTTTTTGTTGCCGGATATATTTATATATGACAGATGTAAAAAACTTCTAAAAAACTATGAAAAATGATTATGATGATTTTTTAGAATTTTGATATTTATAGTTGAAGAATTAAACTTATTGGAGATTAAAGATGCCAGACTTACTAGATCCTTCTGAAATAATGTTCACACCATTTGAACCGAAGACTAAAAATCGGTACATCATGTACATTGAAGGTATTCCAGCTTATCTTATTAAGACAGCGAATAGACCAACAATTGCATTTGAAACTATCGAACTCGACCACATTAATGTAAAAAGATATATTAAAGGAAAGGGTGCATGGGAAGAATTAGAAATTACACTTTATGATCCTGTTGTTCCATCAGCCGCACAAGCATGTATGGAATGGGTTCGGTTATCTCATGAATCCGTAACAGGTAGAGATGGATACTCAGATTTTTATAAAAAAGATGTAACAATTAATGTTTTGGGACCAGTAGGTGATAAGGTTGAAGAGTGGACACTTAAAGGTACTTGGATTACCAACGCAACATTTGGTGATTTAGATTGGGCAAATACAACTGACCCAGTTGATGTAACCTTGACACTTAGATACGATTACGCAATACTACAGTTCTAATAAATATTTTAATAATAAAAGGAGTTAATTATGGCAGTCATAGCAGATAAAGCTTGGTGGAAATCAAAGACAATATGGACTTCAGTAGTTGCTGGAGTTGTTGGAGTATTACAAGCAGCAGGTGTTGTAGAAGCAGTACCTGATGTAGTTTGGCAATTACTCGCAGCATTTGGTTTGTACGGAGTTCGTGACGCTGTTGGAAAAGCATAATTCAACAGTAAGTAATATTTTAAACTGGGTATCTTAACTGATACCCAGTAGAGTTTTATAATTGGTTATATTGTATAGGTTACTATTCAATAGAAATTACAAAGGAGAAATAACATGGCAGAAGAAAAACGCCAGTTTCCAACAGAGGTAGTTAATTTGCCTTCGAAGGGAAAACTTTATCCAAAAGATTCACCGCTGACAGGTGGAACAATTGAGTTAAAGTATATGACCGCTAAAGAAGAAGATATTTTAACCTCTCGAAATCTTATTCAAAAAGGAGTTGTTTTGGATAGACTGTTGGAGTCTGTTATTGTAGATGAAAAGGTATCACTCAGTGATTTATTGTTAGGTGATAAGAATGCAATTATGATTGCAACAAGAATACTTGGGTACGGTAAAGATTATACCGTTCAACTTACAGATCCATCTACAGGAGATAAACAAGAAGAAACTTTTGATTTGACATCAATTAATGATAAAGAAATGGATTGGGATTTATTTAAGAGTGGTAAAAATGAATTTGAATTTGATTTACCTTCATCAAAGGTTAAACTCATGTTTCGTCTTTTATCACATAAGGAAGAAAAAGAGATTGATGATGAATTAAAAGCATACAAGAAATTTTCTAAACAAAGTGGTATTACTTCAGAAATCACAACACGGTTGAAAAAGGCAATTGTGTCGGTTAATGGAGATACATCACAAAAACGAGTACATGAATTCGTTGATAATGAATTACTATCACGTGATTCTCTTGCATTTAGAGAATATCTTATAAAAATAACGCCTGATGTTGATATGTCTTTTACTTTTACCAGTGATACTACTGGTGAAGATACGACTATGGACATTCCATTAGACGTTGAGTTTTTTTGGCCTGCGGGCAGAAGATAAGCCCGCAATACACGACCAAATCTTCTCCCTATGCTTCCACGGGAAAGGAGGATTTAACTTTACAGAAGTGTATAACATGCCAACCTATCTGCGCCGATTTTACATTCAAAAGGCGTCAAAATTCTACGAAGAAGAAAAGAAACAATACGATAAAGCATCTAAGAAAAAATCTGGTATCTCACGACCAGGTATCCGCAGAGGCTAACATTTTTTCCTATATATGATATTTATTAGTGAGTTATACTATCCTGTTTAACCAAGGAAATCTTAAAATAAATCATATGTAGGAGAAGAAAAATGGCTTCGTCCAAAAATAAATTAACAGAAGAACAATTAACCGAGGGTCTTTTTGATAAGATACTTTCTGGTATTCTGCAAAGAAGAACTAAGAAAGTTATTAAAGTTTTACAAGGTGCACCAAATATTCAAAAGAAGGCCAAGGAGTTAGATGATGCAGTTTCAGAACTTCGACTTGCATTAAAGCGTGCAAAATAAACTAATAAAAGTAGGAATTATCAATGCCACCTAAGAAACAAGGCAAGGGTGATAGAAGTCAACGAGGCATCGACGCCGCCGAACTTAAAGCAGCCCAAGCACAAGCTAGAAAACTAAGAAAAGAACTTGAAGGAATGAAATCTTCTGGTATTGCTACGACTGCCGAATTGAAAAAACAAACATTAGAACTTAGAAAGGCACAGACAGTAGTTTCTGATGTACAAAAGAAAACAAGCGACCGAAAGAGAGAGACAAAAGATACAAATAAACTTATTTCAGAATCAGAAAAGTTACAAGCTAAAATAGCCGACAAAATATCTGATATGTCAGACGGTTCAAAGGATTTTTTAGATAATCAAGTCGGGGTAAAGGATATCACAGATACAATTGCAGATAATCATAGAAGAGCACAAAAATATACAGAAAGAGGTACTGATAAGGCTAAGGCAACGGCGGGAGTATACACAGAAATAGGGGATTCGATAGGTGGAGCTTTAGAAGGTTTAATTGCTACAGAAGCTGCAGCAGAAAAAGTTGGTACAGCCGGATTTAATGCAGGGTCTGAGGAATTGGCAATGAGAAAACAACAGGCGGAAGCATTAAGACAGGATTTTCAAACAAAATTAGCAGCGGGAGAATTGGATAATAGATCACATGATAGATTCTTAAAACAACTTGATGTACTGGACGCATTGGTAAAGACAGACGAAAAAAGAGTAGGGTTATTAGAAGAAATAGATTCAACTGCAAAAGCAGCTGCATCAAGTATAACAGCTCCACTTGAAAAAGTGAGTAGTTTTGTAAAAGCAATGCCATTTGGTCCTTTGATTTCTAATGTTATGGAACTTGATGATAAAATGAGTGTGTTTAGTGAGACTGTTGGTAGTGAATTAGGAAAGGCTATGGATCCTAAGAGTGCACATAATTATGATGACGCATTAAAAAATATAATGAGTTCGGGAGGGGAACTTGTAAGTGGATTAGCTTCGGGATTTAAACAGGTAACATCAATGTTACTTGCGAATCCATTATTATTATGGGCCGCAGCAATGGCAGTTATAGTCAAAATGATGTGGGATTTTGCAGCAGGAGCCCAAGAATTACATTCAGAAACAGGACTTGCATATGGAGAATCAGCAAGATTACATGGTATTATTAAAACTACTTCTATGGAAATGACTGGACTTGGTGTTAGTTCAGAAGATGTAAGGGGTGCAGCGATGGGAATCGCGGATCATTGGGGTGGATTCGGAGAAGTTACAAAAGAAAATGTAAAAAGTCTTGCAATGTTACAAACTGAATTTGGAATATCTGGATCAACAGCCGCAGATTTAGCAGTTCAGATGCAAGCAGTAGGTGCTGGAAGTAAGGGAGCGGCAATTGAACAAATGAAATCTGTATCAGCATTAGCACAGGCAAATGGAGTTGCACCAGCTCAGGTTATGGAAGAAGTTGCACAAAATAGTGAATTATTTTCACAATTTGCACAAGATGGTGGAAAAAATGTATTCAAAGCCGCAATACAGGCCAAAAAACTTGGTGTAAGTATGGATTCAATTGCAGGTTCTGCAGATGCCTTATTAGAATTTGAAGATTCTATAAATTCACAAATGGAAGCGTCTATGTTACTTGGTCGTAATATCAATACAGATAAGGCAAGACAATTAGCATTTGAAGGTGATTTAGCTGGAATGCAGAAAGAAATTTTAAAACAAGCAGGTAGTGAAGCCGAGTGGAATAAGTTAAATGTAGTTCAGAGAAAATCAATGGCAGCGGCATTTGGTTTAAGTACTGATGAAATGGGTAGAATGATAGCAAATCAAGAAAAAATAAATAATATGTCTACGGCAGAAAAGAATGCGATGGAAGCTAAAGAATCCATAATTCAAAAATTAAAAATGGCATGGTCAAATATAGTTGCAGCAGTAACTAAATTGTGGCCAGTTATTGTAGGATTTGCCACTCCATTAATAGTAGTTGTTGGTGCACTTGGTTTGGTACTTAAAATAATAGGTGATATAGCAGGTTTATTTGGAGAAATGGGAACTGTTGGTAATGTTATTTTAGGTCTTGTCGGAGCTTGGGTATCTTGGTCATTATTATTTGGTAAGAGTTTGATGGGGCCAATTAAATCAATGGGAAGAATGTTAGGTTTTCTATCTCAGAAATTAGGACTTTCTAAACTAATAAATTTAGAAAAAATAAAAGAAAATTCTCTTGTTCAAAAAGGAATGGGATTGGCAGGAAAAGCTAAAGAAAAAATTATGGGTAGAGTGGACGACATTAAAGGTAAAGTAACTGGAAAAGCTAAAGACGCGGTTGACGCTGATGTAACAACTACACCAGATAAAACAAAGGATGCTACTAAAGAGAAGAAAAGGAAGAAGGGTAAAGGTAAAAAAGGAAAAGGTGGACCACTTGGTGGTATGTTTGAAAAATTTGACGCAAAGAAAGCACTTGCAGGAGCAGCCGCCCTATTGATTATAGCGGCCGCATTATGGGTAACGGCTAAAGCACTTCAAGAATTTGCAGCAGTTAGTTGGGGTGATATGGCTAAAGCAGGAGTAGCATTACTTGGATTGGTTATTACTCTTGGTATAATTGGTGCAATAATGATGAGTGGTGTTGGAGCAGTTGCCATATTGGCAGGTGCAGCGGCTATGTTAATTGTAGCCGCGGCGTTACTTGTGTTAGGAATAGCAATACAGGCTATTGCTAAAGGAATGACTATCTTGGTAGAACTTATACCACTTTTAACGGGTAATTTATTGGCAATAGGACCAGTAGTACCAGCTTTATTTGTTTTTTCTGTTGCACTTGGACTTATGGGTATTGGATTTACGGCAATGGCAGCTGGATTATTATATATGACTCCGATGCTACCAACACTTTTCGTATTAACAGGGTTATTTTTAGGAATAGCAATGGCATCAAAAATAATGAGTTCGGCAATTACAGCAATGACAGAACCATTAACTCAACTCGCAGTTATCGCCGGTCCTCTATTACAATTGGCAGCTTCATTTACAGCATTGGGGGCAAGTATGGGAATTATGGCACTTGGAGCACTGGCATTATTACCAGCACTTCCTGTATTGATGACATTAGCAGCACTTGGAATGTTAGGTGGAAGTGTATTAGGTGGTGGTGGAGAAGCCACAGCCGAAGGTGGTGGAGAATCAAATCCTGTTGAACTTAAACTTGAAGAAACTAATGTTAAATTAGATAGACTTATTAGTTTAATGGGTTCAGGTGGTGTAATAGCAGATCAATTAAAAGGTATCAATTCGAATACGGGTCAGTTTGTTGATATAGCCGTGACAGGATAAGAGGAAAATTAAATGGCACTTGTAGAATTATTAACCGATTTATCAAATTTTAAATATACAGATTATGATAATGCTGGAATTAATACCAGTAAAAAAGGTGGTCGTCACGGTGGATTTGAAGGTGGTGGAGAACCACCACATCCAGAAGCACATTCTAAATTTGATGATGGGGCTGGTATAAATTTAAGTAAAATAAAAGGTCGTCATGGGGGAACTGGACCACTTGGACAACCACCACATCCAGAAGTACATTCTTTATATGATGATGGAGTAGGTGGAATTGGAAATCCACAAACATTTACAGTTCGAGGGTATACTGTTTCTGATGTGATAAGTGGTAGACATGGTGGAATAATTGGACCAACTCCAGCACATCCACCACATCCAGATGACCATTCTACATATGATGATGGTGTAGGACGTGGTGTATATCCAAATGATAATCCACAATCGTTTGATGTTCGTGGATATACGGTTACTGGAAATAAAAGATTTTATATTGGTTGGCAAGGTGATATTATGAACCATCCATTGTCAGATTATGGTATAGGAGCATTTGATAGTATTGCCGGAGTTTTTGACCATACACAAACACGAGATAAATTAAGAAAGGTATATAGTAATTACCCTGAGCTTACTTTTGGTGCAGACATAGATGGTGGTATTAATGGATTAAATGGTTCTATCCATATAGGAAACCAAGATTTATCAGAAGTAATTGGTGGTGGTCTTTCTTATTATGGAAGTTTAGTTTCAATAACACCAAGAGGTTCAATCTATCGAGATGATAGCGGAAACTATCAAGTTCCACAAGAAGGTAGAAATACAAATCCACCTGGTGGAATAAGTAATATTCCATTATTTGAGGGGACTAAACCAGAAAGTGGATTTGATAGAAGTTTGATGTACATACCAAATA